CTGCTCAGATCTTTGGGATCGAATTTTTGGATGTGATCAGGAAGATCAGATCTTCCGCTTGCCGCAACCATTTTATTTCCGGGATTACTTCCGCCTGATCCTGCGCCAAATTCGCCGTTGTCTTTCCCGGGATGGTCATCTTCGTTCCACTCAGCGTCTGCTGCTTTACCCTTTTCCCCGCCGTTCTTTCCGTTATCCCCGAACAACCCCAGATCCGGCATGCTTTCCCCTGCGCCGCCAAACTCATCGCTGGCCCGCTCAATGTCCTTATCACCTATAGATGTAAACATGTTCGAGACGTACGATAATTCATGTAGCTCCCTCAGATACATCTTCTGGCTTATCGCCCCATCGTTCCACGCATTCGAAATCGACTCCACCTTTTTCGCAACAGTGTCCGATGCCTTATCCTCAGTCGGTGTCGAAACCGGGTTAAACTTGACCCCCAGATCCTTTGGTATCTCCCCAAACTCGCTCATGAACAACACTGGGTACAGCTTGTTCAGTTTTGGCCGCAAGTCCTTATTCTGCTGCTGACCGATCATGTCGGTATACATTTGCATATCGGATTCACCGGTGGCGTTCATGCCGGCCGGGCTTCTACCGAATAGCCGCGTCATTGGTATGTCGCAGGCCCCAGAAATGTCCATCATCTGGGACTCCGAAATTTCTTCCAGCCCGGCAAAGGTGTAATTGATCGCCGAAATCGTCTCACTCTTGCCGACGATCATCATGCCGTTATTACTTCTCATCTGGTTCTGAGCCGACTTGATATTATAAAAATTCCTCTGCATCTCCGGATCAGTGGCCGCCTGCATTTGGTCCAACCCTTCAACCTGGTCAACCAGCAGATTGGCCTGAAAAACTAAAGATGCGATGTTCCAGCTAGTGGAGTCTCTTTTCAGCAGTTCCTCGAAGACATGCTCCATCACCGAAGATCCCCAGTAGATCTCGGCCATCTCTTCCCAAAAGGGAAGCTTCTTGCCGGTGAATCGTAAAACCCGGGAATGATGCACCTTGGAAACGAGTTTCTCGGATATGGTGTCCCGGACCTCGTAAAACTCGGGCATCCCGAATTCGGGGTCCCGGATGTCCTTGATCAGTTCCAGCCCCGGGTAGATGCCGGACCAGCGATCCACCACCATCAGACCGCAAAAAGAGCCGGGCAGGATGTCGTCATAATCTAAAGGTTCATCGAGTTTATCCTCGTGGCCGTCGATCATCATGATCGCCCCGGCGCCCCCGTATAATCTACCCCAATATAATCCTTCAAGCAGTTTCTCCTTGACCAAGGTTTTTTGCTCGAGCTTATTGATCCGGTCGGTCTCTTCGGGCTTGAGCTCAGCGGTCAACGCCCAGCCATTTTTCATCATGTCCTCAGGGACAGTGTTGACGATCTTGTTGCAAATCCATGAGTTACGGTACAAGGAATTGAGAAGCTGATAGTTACGAGATAAGCGGGTCAGCGGATAGGTGGCGGCGGAGATGATGTTTTCCGACGCGGAACCTAACCTGGCAAGCTGGTTCTGGAATGTGTCCATGGCGGAGGAACGAACTGGCCTGACATTTCGCTGGGTAGTGAGACCATTGGAGCGTGAGTTGGAGCGATTGACTATGCCTTTTTTGGTTGCCATGTAAACGCCCTCTCTAACTACAAATCAAACACACATCTATGCTCGTTTTACTATTGTTTTACAGAAATACCTTAAACTGTCACAACAATGATCGAATGCCTTAATCGGTCCTTCATGGCCATGTTCTGCCGCTTTTTCATCCCATACATAAGCAGCAAGTTCTTGCAGCAAGTTTGGGCAATTATCAACATTAACCTTGAGACGTCCCTGTCGGAAAAGCGAAGATACCAGTCTGATTCCGTCCATCACTTCATGTTTTGCATTGATTAGATCATCAGTTTCTCGGGCTCTCAGCAGCTTCTTACGAAGAGCAACTTTAAACGATGCCGATGAAGGATCAATAATGATGGATGTATACCGTTTAGGCACACCATTTTCATCTTGTATGAATTTTTGAACATCTTCTACATATTCCCCATCATCTTTCTGCTTGTTATGCTGTTTGGAATCGTAGTAATATTCATTCTCGATATAATAATATTTGATGTTGATCAATAAATCAGTTTGGTCAATGACTTCCAGGCAGGCAAAGGGATTTGTCGTGCCGTAGTCAATTACATAGAATCTGTTGTAGAATAGTTCATAATTCGGCCCATGACCGTTATGATATTGATTTTTGGGAAGAAAGCAATCGTAAATTATGCCTTGGGCATTTGTGCGCTTGCCCAAGATATCCCGAATATACCACACTGTGTTCTTGGCATAAGTCTTTAAAGTTGTCTTGATTTTCTCAGCAGTAAGTGATAAATTGTCAAATATCGTAAAGTGTTCATAATTCAGGCCATAATCAGGGTATTTATCGGCATTCTTCTGATGCATGTCCAAAACTTCAGTATAAAAATAATGTTGCGGAAACTTAGGATTTAGATCGAAAAAAAGTTTCCGATTCGAACTGGTCAGTGTTCGGTCGAAAACTTCCTGAATAAACGGTTTAGCACATTCATTTACTTCAGTGACGTAGACAGTGCCATAACTATTGCCTTTAATAAATTTTTCGTCACCATCACGTGCTCCCCCAGAGATAAGGATAATTTTCTCTCCTGTTTTAGTCTGAACATAAAGCGCGTCACGTTCTTGATACTTACCCTGCCGGCAGCGTCCTTCAAACCAATTCTTGACGCCAAATCCGTTACAATCAATGATATTAAGCTTAGCACTGGCTACAGAGACACCAGCAGCCAGGTGAAGTTTGTCGGGATGGGTCTCTAGACAGTCACACCAGGCAATCACATTAAGGCAATTCTTTCCCGCCCTTTTGCTTAACCTCCCTCAGCGATATTAAGCCAGTTCTTATAAGAACGAAGCAGATAGTTGACCTGTTTTTCGCAAAATGGGCTGTACGTCGCCAAGGGAGAATCACCACACTTTATTCATCGGTCTCGAAGTCCTCTATGTTCCGATTCGGCTCCGGATTATTGATCAACTGAGCCAGCGTCTGAATTCGCTCATTGCTCGCCTTCTCAACATCCTCGCCATTACCGGCTTTCGCCTTCTCGATTTCCAACCGCTCCCGGTCGATAGCCAATCTCTCTTCTTCCACCATGCGCTTCCAGTTGTCGGGCAGCAGGTCGAAATATTTATCGAGCTTATCCAGAGCCTTCATCTTGTCGTGAAGCTTAACTTTGATTCCATCCTTGCCCTGGCTGATCTCACTGATCAGAGACGTATCGACCTTGGAACTGGAGTTGAGATCGACATAATTAACCATCCTCTTGGCCGGCGCGGCAGATCCACTAGATCCAGATCCCTTTTTGCCGCTAGCTTTTTTTCCCCCAGGAATTGTTATTTCCCGCTGCCCAAACGATACATAATCTCCAACATCACCAAAGGCGATCCGGGCATATTCAAACAGAATGCGTTCCCGGTTGATGCCCAGGCGGATCACGTCGTTCTTGGCCTCTTGCTGCAACATTCTCTGAATAGCCGGCTTCCTGATAAGCTCCCAAGCTATCTTCGAGGCCGTGTGCTGGCTGTAACCGGCAGCGATGCAGGCCCTGGCACCATTGAAGTCGATCAGATATTCATTTACAAAGGTTTCCTGCTGGATGGTCAGCCCGTTCTCGTCATGCAGGCGGCCGCCAACCCCTAGTTTATTTTCGTTTTGTATTGGCTCCCGGTTTTGTATTGTATCAAGCAATACACTGTCGACAGGCGATACATTATCATCGCTTCTAGTTGCCTTCCTAATCCTTTTGCGGTTCCGTTCATCCCGGCCGCATTTCTTGGCGCCCTCAACATCCTTTAGAATTTTCGACCGGGAGCCGTTCAGTTTGCGGAATTCATTGCGGACATGAATCGGATTCAGTTGGTATTTCCTAGCATATTCGGCAATAGAGTTAAAACCGCCTTCGCAGAATTCCATGAACCTGCGTTTCCAATCGTGCTTTGCGGGACGGCCCATCGCTCCTCACTCCAGTTTTGCAGGCAAATCTCAAGCGAAAGTGAAAACCGCCCCTATTTGGAGCGGCTCATCCACGGTACTATCATTTCAGATTTTTAACATCTTGTGGTGTATCACAGCAAAATATTTTTATCATCTCAGATCGGGTTCATAAGACAGTGGTACTTCATACCAACAGGTGACTATTATTTTGCCGCACTTGGTACATTTCCACTTCTTATCACCACGAAATTCCTCCCAAGGCCCATCAATCCAGTAATACCTGCGCCAAGTATGACAGCAGAATAACCGTTTAAACCAATTCATAGCAACCCCTTTTTAGCCGCCAGAACCACGGTGTATGCCACAATTCTGGACCACCATTGGCTAAAAGTAAACCTCGATTCCACCCATGTCTGTTCCGGCTTCTTTCCAAGTTTCTCAGCCACCTGCCTCGCATAGTGGTACTGCACATAGGCCACCCAGCCCCGGCGCCCCACATTGTGCCGACAGTCTCTCCTGAGCAACAAAAAGATTCTCATCTTCCAGGGAATACGCTTCTCTACTTCCCGGATCAGGGTAATCCATCGTTCTACACACTCCAGATCGCCCAGGGCTGTCCCCCGGTTCCCGGTGGTATCGCTACTCGGATGGGTCGAGATGTAGGGAACTTCCCACGTCTTGCCGGGAACCATGGCGGCACGCTGCCCCTTACCAATCACCGTGACGCCCGCTGGTGATAGTGGCCCGGTGCCGGCATGAATGATCTCATACCGGCGCTGCTGCATATCTGTCTCCCGCTCATCCACCCAGAGCAGCCAAGCCGATACTATTTTGTTGTCACGGGAAACCTCTTGCTCTAATGGCTCAGGCAATCTATCGCCTCCTGAGGTCTATGTATAATTATAAACTTATTCGGATATTTATACACCATGCCCATAATTTGGTCTAGAACAATTCTGAACCCCACCCTAAGCCATTCACACGTCAAGCATATTATCCCTAAGGTAGTATCTGATTCAAAGAAATCCATTATTTTAGTTGCTCCTTTCTCACCTATAGTTTTAGGACAACTCAATATATCTCTTACAACATCCATCATCGACAACTTTACACTTAACCTTGCCGCTACCCTCACATCTAGGACAAACAACAGGATATTGCTTGCCTTCTGAAAAGCTATAAGTCACGCCACCTTTACCATCGCAACCAGGACAAACAACGTCGATAATCTCAGGGCGTTTTCCAGTATTAAGATTGCTACCTTCCTCGGCTATTAAGATTGCTACCTTCCTCGGCCTACCTCGCTTCTTCGTAGGTGCCTCAATACCTTCTGTCACCCCCACCGAAGATGCTTTACCAAACAGCATCTCAGCCGGAATCTGTAATTCCCTAACTATTGCATCTTGCAAGGCAACTACATCGATTTCCGGAAAGACATCAAACTCCACCGGCTTAAACTCAAAAATCTCCGGAATCGGCCTCTCAATAGGCTCGCATTGCACCACTCGTTTAAACCCGGGACAATATGTCCCACTAGGAGTAGCCTTCTTATGAATCACCAGCGCCCATTCTCTCACCGCCGGCAGATCCGACAGCATGACCCCCTCCAATTCTCTCCGCATCCGTCCATCAAAGCCCCGAGTCACCGCGATACTCCACTTCCAGTCAGTTGGAGAGTACCCTTCCCAGCATGCGACAAATCCTTCGGAGAATGGCAACCTCGATCCCGGGTGGATGCAGTAGCGGACCGCGACTTGTTCGGGGATCGGGGAAACAATGACTCGATCAGAAGCAACGATTAGGGCTAACATCATGTCTCGCTCCCTCCCAACTTCGCTATCTCTCTCCGGATATTCACGTGTCGACCCCCGGGGCGCAGAGAAACCAAAGCTGCCCGGCAGATCGCCAACGGCATCACTTTACACAGCATCCCCAACGCAGCCGGCCACGCCACGTGCTGCCCCATTGGAAGCCCGGCCTGAATGTCTACCTGTTCGTTCAATGCTTGGTAGAACCGCTGCCGGGCGCTAAAAATGCCGGATTGCATCTCTTCTAGAACTTCCCAGGCATTCGATATATCTGTGCTGTAGTGCGGCAAATCACCAATTAGATATGATTTTGTTGGGCCTTCCCACCAAAATGTCGGACTATCGGTATGCGGATGTTTTGCCCAGCCCATGATCTTCTCAGCCACCAGTGCGTCCATCTCTCTACCTGCTGGCATCTGATTGGTATCCATTAGGAATCAGCCCCTCCCCCATCCTTCCCGGCATCATTCCTGCAAAACGAAATCGCCAAGCAACCCAGCGCATCCAGTTGATCAGGATCTTTCGCCACGCTGGCCTCGATGTTCTCACTCTGGCAATATGGGCACTTGGCCTTGGTGTTGTCGTAACCATCGCTCAGGATGAAATCTTTGCCACATTTGCAGCAATGATACTTTGCCATGTCGGGGATCGTGAACTTGGGATTAAGCTGTGATTGGTACATTAAGAATCGCCTCCTATTCGCTCCTCTGAATATTTATGCAACTATCGTCAGACTTCACAGGATGTCCTAGAATCATTCTTGGTACAATTCCACGTCAAGCAACCCTATCTCTCAACCTGCGCCAACGTAGCGCCACGAAGAGGCATTGTAGTATGATCCTCTCCCTCGGTTTTCCGCTCGTTGCACTCTGGACAGATCCATCCGCGTTCGTCGTAAGTCCATCCCCGTCCATGGGCAACTTTTTTCGCACTGACCAGGTCAAAACACTGGTACAGATGTTCCCATCTATCGCACTGTTCACAATGCATCGCGTAGTGAGTCCGATCGACACAACGTCCCATTAGGCACCAACCCCTTCCTGCTTCTCAACCAGCATCCCGACATACGCCCCCACTGTCGCGTCCCACTCCGCCTCGAACACCGCCGGGAATAGCACCCCGCACTTTATCAGGTAGTCTGCCACCTGCTTGGCGCCAGCTTTTTTGTTGGCCGACTGTTTATGACTGCTGAACACGTAGCCTTCCGGATCCGGCTGAATGACCACTGTCTGGCTGTTTTCGTCCAGGCGGATGCTGGCGGTAAACTTCTTTTCCTTGCCCTGGTGCTCCGCCGGACCCGTGGCAAGCAGCCCGGCCGCCAGTCTGATCGTGTTGGCGGAAAATGTGATCGTATGCCTGGCCTTGTGGTATCCCAGGTTGCCGGGGACAAAGCGGCGCATCGTGGAGAGGTCGAAGGTCGGCGGAGCAAGTGCATTCTCCAAGTCACGCAGGTAGGCCAGCTTCTCGTCGGACAACCTTGGCGCCGGTATGGTCTCGGGGCGGATCTGGTTGCCTGTTTCTGGGTCGAACAGGACCGGCTTCTCCACCGTCTCGATCTTGACTTCCCCTCCCTCAACAGCCTGGTGGATGGCC